TTGGTTTAAAAATAGAAGAAAGAACTACACCATGGGCAGGAGCTTGTGGAGTATTTCATCCAATGTTAAGTGAAGCTGTAGTTAAATTTCAATCACAAGCTATATCAGAAATATTTCCTGCTTCTGGTCCAGTTAGAACTAAAATTGTAGGCACAATTAATTCAGAAAAAGAAAAACAAAGTCAAAGAGTGCAAGATTATTTAAACTACTTGCTTACTTATGAAATGAAAGAATACAGAAGTGAGACTGAAAAAATGTTATTTTCTCTTCCTCTTGCTGGTTCTGCTTTTAGAAAAGTTTACTTTGATCCAACACTAAATAGACCTAGTGGTATATTTGTACCAGCAGAAGATGTTGTAGTTAATTATGGTGCAAGTGATTTAGAAACTTGTGAAAGAGCTACGCATGTAATGAAAAAATCAGCTAATGACATAAGAAAAATGCAAGTTAGTGGTTTTTATAAAGATATAGAATTACCTGACAGTACACCTAATCCTTCAGATATTACTAAAAAATACAATGAAATGACTGGTGAGTCAGAAAGCTATAGCTATGACACTAGACATACTTTACTTGAAATGCAGGTAGATTTAGATTTAAAAGGTTTTGAAGATGTAGGGCAAGACGGAGAACCTACTGGTATAGCATTACCATATGTAGTAACAATAGATTTTCCTTCAGGCATTGTTTTAAGTATTAGAAGAAACTATTACGAAGATGATGTTGCAAAATTAAGAAGGATGCATTTTGTTCATTATCAATATTTACCAGGACTAGGCTTTTATGGCTTTGGTTTAATACATATGATTGGTGGATTAGCTAAATCAGCAACATCAATATTAAGACAATTAGTAGATGCAGGTACTTTAAGTAACTTGCCAGGTGGTTTAAAAGCTAGAGGATTGCGTATTAAAGGTGATGATAGTCCTATTATGCCAGGTGAATTTAGAGATGTAGATGTTCCAGGTGGTGCTATTAGAGACAATATAGCCTTCTTACCATACAAAGAACCTTCAGCAACCTTGTTCTCATTATTAGGTAACATAGTAGAAGAAGGAAAAAAGTTTGCTAGCATAGCTGAAATGAAAACATCTGATATGAATAGTCAGGCACCTGTTGGAACAACATTAGCATTATTAGAAAGAAACATGAAAGTAATGAGTGCTGTTCAAGCAAGACTTCATGCTTCTATGAAAAGAGAGTTTGAGATACTTGTAAATATAATTACAGATTTTACAGAACCTCAATATCCTTATGAAACTGAAGAAGATAAACAAATTAAATTACAAGATTTTGATGCAAGAGTAGATGTATTACCAGTATCTGATCCTAATGCAGCTACAATGGCTCAAAGAATTATGCAGTATCAAGCTGCAATGCAATTAGCACAACAAGCTCCTGAACTATATAATCAAGGTGAGCTACATAGACAAATGCTTGAAGTTCTTGGTATTAAAGATGTTGACAATATTGTACCTCCAGCAGGAGAAATAAAACCTGTTGACCCAGTTACAGCAGTTCAAAATATTCTTACTTCTAAACCTGTGCAAGCATTTGCAGATCAAGATCACGAAGCTCATATACAAGTTCTTGCCTCTGCTCAAGAAGACCCAAATATTATGGGTAAACTAGAACAGAATCCACAAGCTCAAAGTATTCAAAGTGCTGCATCAGCTTATATAATGCAACATTTATCTATGCAGTTTAGAGATCAAGTTGAAAGAGAAATGGGTATAGAGTTACCTCCAGTAGGAGAACCTTTACCTCCAGAAGCAGAAGCAAGATTAGCTTCTCTAGTATCAGAAGCAGCACAAAGAGTTGCTTCTACTAATGCTGCAAAAGCTGAACAAGCAAGAATACAACAACAAGCTCAAGACCCATTAATACTAGCAAAACAAAAAGAATTAGAAATTAGAGAAGCTCAAGTAAAAGGTAAGATTGAATATGATGAATCTAAATTAATGCTTGAAGGTGCTAAAGCTATCTCTAATAAAGAAATGGAAATGCAAAGATTAGCTACACAAAAAGAAATTGCTGGTCTTAATGTAGGTGAGCGTATTGCTAGCAATTTGCTAGATGCAGAACATATTAAAGATAAAAAAGCTACAGATGATTACAAACTAGGTCTTGACATTGCAAAAGATATAGTTAAAGATATCAATCTGAATGATAAATGATATTAAAGAGCAATCACTTTCTGTTTTCTTAATTAAAAAAATAAGAGAATTAATGAACGAATGTTCAGATCATATATCTACAGGAGGTTGTAAAGACTTTTCTGAATATAAAAGAATGACAGGAGTAATCGAGGGTTTGGCTCTCGCAGAACGTGAAGTTCTTGATTGGAAAGAGCAACACATAAAGCAATAGGAACTCGACACCTTAAAGTCGTGCAAAATATGAGTGAAAAAAAACAAGAAATAAAAACACCAAAACCAGATAGTGTTGAAAAACCAGAGGTTAGTGCTGAAGTAAAAAGTCAGCTACCTGTACCAAAAGGTTGGAAAATACTAATAGCAATGCCATCAGTTAAAGAAACAACAGATGGTGGAATCATTAAAGCTACTCAAACTAAAACAGATGAAGAAACTTCAAACATTTGTGGTTATGTTTTAAAACTAGGTTTAGAAGCTTACTGTGATGAAAAAAGGTTTCCAACAGGACCTTGGTGCAAAGAAGGTGATTGGGTAATATTTCGTGCTTATTCAGGCACTCGCATGAAAATGTATGGTAAAGAGTTTCGTTTAATTAATGACGATACTGTGGAAGCAGTCGTTGATGACCCTACAGGAGTAGTTAGAGCATGAGTGAAACAAACGAAGTAGTACAAGAAACTGAATTACAAGAAGAAAAATTTTTTGGAGTTAAAACTGAAATTAATACTAGTTCAAATAATGAAGTAGAAATAGAAGTTATAGATGATACTCCTGAAGAAGATCGTAGACCACCTAAAGTAGAAACAAACGAAGCACCTGTAGATGATGATACGATTGATGCAGAAATTACAGATTACAGTAAAAGAGCTGGCGACAGAATCAGCAAAATTAAATATGAGTATCATGAAGAGCGTAGAGCTAAAGAACAAGCTTTAAGAGAGTCTCAAGAAGCGGTAAAAGCATTACAAAATGTAATGTCAGAAAATCAAAGATTAAAAACAGTTGTAGACCAAGGTGGTAATGTATTAAACCAACAAGCACTTAATAATGCACAATGGGCAAAATACAATGCACAACAAACATTTAAAAAAGCTTATGAAGAAGGAGATGCAGATGCTATGTCTGCTTCACAAGCTGAATTAGCTCAAGCTACACTTGCAGAACAACAAGCTGGTAATTATGCACAAACAATGCAAAGTAATATTGCATCACAATATGTAGAGCCAGTAAGACAACAAGAAACAAAAAAAGAACTTGATCCAGATATGAATAAGTGGGCACAAAAAAATCCTTGGTTTATGGGTAGTGAACCTGTTCACAAGGAAATGACTTCTTATGCTATGTATGTAGATCAATCTTTACAAGCTCAGGGTATAGACCCTGCTATTAAATCGCAAGAATATTATCAAGAAGTTGATAATTCTATGCGTAAACAATTTCCAAGTTTTTTTGGTGTACCAGAAACAAATTCTGTTGAAACAGGAGAAGTTGAAGTTACATCAAATAAAAGACAGGTATCAAATCCTGTCGCACCTGCTACGAGGAACAGTAATAAAAATCCTCGCAAAATCCATCTGACTCAGAGTCAAGTCTCCATAGCTCGTAGACTTAATATAACTCCAGAGCAGTATGCAAACCAACTATTAAAGGAGTCTTAAATGTCCGAAATAGATAAAGAAATAGAAAATGCTAGCGAAGAGCAAGCAGTAGAGCGTACCCCTAGGGAAATAGAAAGCCGAGAGGCTTCTCAGCGTATACAAAGCTGGGAAAATCCATCAAACTTACCAACACCTACTGAACAAGACGGATGGGTATTTAGGTATATTAGAACTAGCCTTTTAGGTCAAACTGATAATCCTAATGTGTCCAGAAAGTTAAGAGAAGGATGGGAGCCTTGTAGATTAGAGGATCACCCAGAACTTCAAATTCATATGATGGACCACAATTCAGAATGGTCAGCTAAAGGTAATGTTGAAATTGGTGGACAACTGTTATGCAAGATGCCAAAAGAAAAAGCGGAAGCTAGAGACAAATACTTTGATAATGTAGCGTCTCAACAATTGGAATCTGTAGATAACACTTATTTTAAAGATCAGGATTCTAGAATGGCTACCAAAGAAGTGTTTGAGAGAAAATCAAGAACAACATTTGGTAAAGATTCTTAATCCTATATTATAATTTATTAAATAGGAGACAATTATGTCATCAGTCGCGACTCCTTTTGGAGCCTCAACAAATGGTACTATTGTCGGTGCAGCCTTTACTAATAAGGTCACACATTACAAAATTAAAAATGCTTATGGCACTTCAATTTTTTATGGTGATTTTGTTAAGTGGGGTGACGATAACCCAAATACTACTGTCCAAAAAGACACTGGTACTACAGCATTAACACCAATAGGTGTTTTTCTTGGGTGTGCGTACACTGACCCTAATACCAAACAATTTACGCCTAATCAATATTTCCCAGCTTCAACAGCTGCGGATGATATTACAGCGTATGTTTGTACTGATCCTTTTGTAATCATGCAAATGCAATGCGATGGTGCAGCTGACCAAGATGATCTTGGTAAGAACTGTGCTGTTGTGCAAACTGCTGGTTCAACTGCTATCGGTAGAAGCAAAAATTCGGTTGATATATCAACTGTAGCAACTACAGCAACACTACCTGTTAAGATTATCGGCTTTGTCGATGGTCCTGATAGTGCTGTTGGCGATGCTTACACAGATGTATTAGTAATGTTTAATGTCGGTCATCAGTTGTTAAACACAACTGGTATAGGTTAATAGGAGATAAATCATGGCAGCTATTTCAAGAGCTCAAGAGTTACATCAACTCTTACCTGGACTTAACGCATTATTCGGTGAAGAATATAATCGTTACGAAGACGAACATGAAGCTATATATACAACAGAGAACTCTGAAAGATCATTTGAAGAGGAACTCAAGTTGTCTGGTTTCGGTGCAGCACCTGTAAAGAATGAAGGATCAAGTATCAGTTACGATACTGCTCAAGAATCATTCGTAGCAAGGTATACACATGAAACTGTAGGCTTAGGTTTTAGTATTACAGAAGAAGCAATGGAAGATAATCTTTATGTTTCAGTTTCTGCTAGATATACTAAAGCACTTGCTCGTGCAATGTCTTACACAAAACAAGTAAAAGCAGCTTATCCATTAAACAATGGATTCTCAACTGCTTTTAAATCTGGTGATGATGTCGCTTTATTTAGCACAGCTCACCCACTTGTAAGTGGCGGAACTAACAGTAACAGACCATCTGTAGCAGCAGATTTGAATGAAACATCTTTAGAAGATGCTATTATTCAAATAGGCAAGTGGACAGACGAAAGAGGACTAAAAATTGCAGCAAAAGCTAGAAAGCTTATAATTCCATCAGACTTACAGTTTGTGGCAACTAGATTGTTACAGAGTGATTATAGAGTTGGAACTGCTGACAATGACATAAATGCAGTCAAAACTAATGGAGTGATTCCAGAAGGTTATTCAGTAAATCATTATTTAACTGATACTAATGCTTTCTTTATCATGACAGATGTTCCTGACGGAATGAAGCATTTTGTTCGTGCTCCAATGTCAACCACTATGGATGGCGATTTCGACACTGGTAATGTAAGATATAAAGCTAGAGAAAGATATTC